ACGCATGACCGACTTCGTGACCCATGAGAAGATCATAAAGGTTGCCATCCATATCTTTCCAGACAGGACAGACTAGTGTGCGTGATTTCAGATCGAAATATGCGGTCTTGACTTTTTGGTGTGAGACTGTGATATTCTCAGTCGCCAAAAGTTTGGCAAGCATAGACTTGGAAGTTTGAATATTTATATTCATACAACCATTATCCTATAATAAAACTGGAATGTAAAGAATTAAAATTCTAATAAAATCAATGACTTACGCAGCTTTCATTCTTGCTAATTTTTTTAGATTGGTTTTTACTTTTCTTTTTGCTTTTTCTAGATTGATTGGACTCACTCGACTAGTATACATGATCCCATCAAGATGGTCAAGTTCATGCTGAATACATACAGCAGTCAATCCATCGAATTCTTTCTCTACAAATTCCCCAGCAACTGCTTGAAATCTCACTTTAATGTGACTAAGTCGTTTACAATTAATGTATAGCCCTCGATAAGATAGACATCCTTCTTGGAAATCAGCAATCTCGCCCGATCGTTCAATAATTTCTGGATTAAACATAACCCATGCTTGCTTGCCCATATTAACAACGCAAACTCTATCTTTCAATCCAACTTGATTCGCTGATAGTCCAAGACCACCGTTATGCTCCATTGTTTCTATTAAAGAGTACATGATATATTCTGCATCTTTTCTAGTTGCAAAATTATATGGTATTGTCGGTGTTCGTAAAATTGGATTATAAAAATCTACAAGTTTTAAAATCTCGTACTCAACCAGCATGCCATCTCTGTATTTTACTATTCTACCCATGATTATACCACCTGTGAAAAGTTTTTAATTTTTGCAAATTTAATTGTGTGTTTAAATTTGTCAATCAGCACATCACCTTTATGAGAAATGACAAATATATTTGTACCATCACTAAACATATTTATTAATTTAAGAAATTCTTCTGTGCCATTCGAGTCAAGAGATCCATCGAAAACTTCATCAAAGATAAGAAGATTTGTATTCGCGCTGTTTTTTAATTTGGCTACTGCACGCCAAGTAAATAACAACGCTAAGTCGATGCGCTTCTTTTCGCCCTCACTAAAATTTTCATAACTAAAATCGTCTCGGTGTCTCGACTTAATAGACTCTTTAAATTCTTCATCTAAATTAAAGTTTACGAAGAAGTTCATCGCAGCCAAATATTTGTTTACTAATTTATTTATGATCGGTACATACTGTTTAATAATTTTCGATTTAATCCCACCATCTTTAAGTAGTTGTGCGACAATATCGTAGTTCTGTGTTTGTTCAGATACTGTTTTTCGTTTATCATTAAATTCTTGTAACGCATTAAGTAATTCTTTTGATTGTGCTTTAAATTCATTACTCATGGCTGGTTTGTTTACGATTATATCGATTTCTTCTTGAATCTTTGCAATATATGAACGAACTTGTTTACGATGCGTTGTAATACGCACGAGATCTTGTTCAAGAGACTTGAGTTCTTTTTGAGTTGTTTTGATGGTATTGATTCGCTGTAAAACGGCATCGCTCTCTTCCTTTAGTTTGTTTAAACCTTCTGACAGTTCACCGATTTTAATATTGCACGTATGCACCTTCTCTTCTTTATTATTAATCGTCTGATCGCAAGTTGGACAAGTCGAATTTACTGAATAAAATAAAATATCTTTTTCAAGTTTTTGAATATTTCCTTCAATCTTGGCTTCAAGATTGTTTAGTTTATTGAATCTTTTATTTGTAAACTCTTCATCAGATGTTGAAAAAATTAGATCATCAATTTGTTTTTCTTTTTCTTCCAGTTCAATTTGTAACTGTTGTAATGTTTTACTATTTTCTTCAAACTCTTTTTTCTTTGCATCAATAATTTCTTTTGAATTTTTCTTGAGTTCTTCGAGATGTTTTTTATGCAACTCAATTTTACCTTTAGTCGCATCGATTTGAATCTTCAGCTGCCCTGCTTCAGTTTTATACGCATTTAACTTATTTTTGACCACAAGATTCATTGCAGAAAAAATTTGAATGTCAAGCAAATCTTCAATTACTGATCTTCGATCAGCTGCTGACAGTTGCATGAATGGAATAAAGTTAGTTGATCCTAAGATCACAATCTGTGTAAACGATTTATAGTTCATCTTAAGAATTAACTTCTCGAGATGATCTTGATAATCCTTTGCTTTGGCATCTTGATTTAACAAGTCACCATCGCAGTAGATTTCAAACACATTAGGTTTGATGCCGCGAATAACTTTATATTTTTTAGATAAGGTGTTAAATTCTACTTCAACAACACATTCTTTATCATTGATTGAATTTATTAATTGTGGTTTGTTTATACTACGAAACGGTTTACCGAATAAACCAAACGTGATCGCATCCAAAAAAGTTGATTTTCCAGCACCATTCTCGCCAATAATTAGCGTGGTAGCATTCGCATTAAGATTTATTTCGGTAAAGTAGTTTCCTGTTGAAAGAAAATTCTTATACCGAACCTTTGAAAATAGGATCATGCAGTTTCTAAAGAAATTGCTTCGTTATAAACATCACGAAGGATAGTTTTAATCTTATCTGATTCGACTGGTAATGTCAAGTTATCTACATATAAATTTAGGATTGAGATTGTATCTTGCGCTTCATCAACTTTTATATCATCAGATGTTAAAGTAATATCACTAAAATCTTCAACGACAGAAATTTCCGTCGGATTTGCTTTAGTTAAACAATCAATTAAGGTGTCAAATATAAAAGAGTTCGTTCGTTTTTCAATTACAATTTTTACCTGTTTACCTGTGTATTCAGAATAGTTTTTTTCAATAACCTCATTATAAAACATATTGTCGTCATTATACTTAATTTTGTAAAACATCTTATGCGGATTTACAATTAATTCTAACTCGCGAGTATTCGTATCAAAGATATGAAATCCACGCTCGTCGTTGTAATCTGCCCAAGTCATTTCACCAGGAGTTCCGACATAAGTAATATTGCCTTGAGAACTCTTATGATGAAAGTGTCCTGAAAGAACAATCTCATAGCGACGAAGTGTCTCAGGGTTCATACCTTCATAGCAAATATTACCTCGATCCATTTCAAACCCAGCGAGTTCAAAATGACCGAAACAAATAGAATTTTTACTTTCGCCAATAAACTCGTAAATACTTTGCTCATTATCTTTACAAATCCAAGGAATGATGTCGATATCCTGCCAAGTAGCAGGTTTATCGTAAACAGTAATATTGTTGTAATCCTTTAGAAGCAAATCGGGTGAATTAACTTCTAGAGTATTACGATAGGTGATATCATGATTACCTAGCAGTGTATGTAGTTCAATATTGTTCTTTGCTAGTTCATCGAAAAAATAGCGGCGACAAAGAGCAAGAGATTGAAAAGAAATGTACTTCCGACGATCAAATAAATCACCCATTTGAAACACGGTGTTGATTTCATTTTGCGCCAGATAGGGAAAAAAAGTTTCTTTATAAAACTTACTATACAGATTATGAAATGCAAGAGAGTCTCCTCTCATTCCAAAATGTGTATCACCTAGAATTGCTATCTTCATCTACAAATTTCTCCAACCCAATTTTTTTCGCTTTCTTTGTCTTGCGCGCATTTTCATAGTTAGAAATAAACTCTGAAATGTTTTCATATAATTCGAACTGTCTAAATGTTCCATCATCATTTTCATTTAATTCATATTCATCAAGAATACCAGCTGTTTCTGTAGACTTGTACTTTACATACAGTTGTTTCTTTTCTTTTTGAATGCGACGTAAGAATGCATAATATACTATTTGCGTAAAATAAGCAAATGGGTTGCTCGATTTAGCTGGATCAAAATTGCCTACATACATCACACAATTTTCAATTGCGTCAGCGACCATTTCGTCACGGAAAGTGTATGATAGAAAGTTTGGTTTGTGAGAAAGATTTTCTGCGATCTTCATAAAACATTCAGCAACGTATCGAGGAATCTGCGGTTTAGGTTCACCCAATCTTTTCGCTTTTCGTATCGCTGTACGATATTTTGTCATCTCGCGAAGAAAGTCTTTGTTGTTAATATAATGATTTTTTGTCATAAAATTAATGCACTGGTTTGTCCTTTTTAGATTTAAGTGCCTCTAAAATCGAGACTACATTTTCTAGCGGCTCAATCTTTTCTTTGCTTTTCTTTTTTTTGTTTTTAAGTTGTTCTGCAAATTTTGCTTGATTGTTGTAGAAAAAATCGCTTACGAATTCATATTGCTCCTGAAACTCGGGACGAATAGGAGTTACAAACATTACATCCTCTAAAAGAAATTCTACCTCACGAAGCTCTATAATCGACTGTGGTAAGTATTCTTGCAATGCAAGAACTTGGCGACCCTCATCGAACATGGTTTCAATCTCGACTCGTAAAGGCATTTCGATTAAAATGCATTCTTCTTTATAACTCACCCATCCAACTAAATCGTCGGGCAAATTTTTAAATCGTACAAATTTTAATTCTTTTTCTTCCATTAATTTATCCTTACACTATTAGTCGTAAATGAAAACTTTTCTTCACTGTATATTTTTATGCGTTCTTCATAATGCCGCAACGTGAAGTTTGTATACGGACCATATCGAAGATCATCAGCAATGTCATAAAGTGTTGCAGCAGTTTTATTTTCCCCCAAACGAAGACCTCGACCAATTGATTGTAATGAGCGAATTTTACTTTTCGTTGGAGAGGCGAATATAATATTATGTAGGTTGCGAATGTTCACGCCTGTTGAGAACGTACCATAACTCGCTACTATAATCGCATTATTCTCGTTCTCTGTAATATTTCTTACCGCTTCGCGATCCTCTGCCTCAACTCCACCATGAATAAAAAATATCTTACGATCTTTTGCTTTTTCACCTATCAGATCATATAATATTTTACCGTGTTTCTCGACATAAGTAAATAAAATTAGACTATTACCGCTTAAACTAATACCAAGATCGCGAATAAAGTTGTTTCGACCCTCATGACTTACAATAAAATTCATTTCATCAGAATAAACGAATCCCTTTACTGCTTTACAAACATCATTCGGATATTTTAAAACAATACATTTAATTTTAAAATCAGCTAGTTGTTTACGATCTATCAACTCTTTCGTAGAGATAACTTTAAATGTAGGACCAAACAATCCTTCTAGAACTAATTTATTTATTTTACTATCGTCAAGTGTTCCTGTTGTACCAATGCGCACATCACAGTTTATAAGTTTCGTCATAATTGCGGTTAGTGATCGCGCTTTAAAGGTGTGTGCCTCATCGCCAATTACAAAATCAAATTGAGAAAAGTATTTCTTTGGCATATCATAGATCGACTGCCAAGTAGAAATAATTAAATCGCTATTCGGAATTTTACTCTCGCCGCCATAAATTTTTTGACAATACTTTTCAGCATCCCAACCATTATTGACAGAGTACGATTTAAAATCTGAGTGCATCTGAGTAACAAGATTAATTGTGGGGACGATTAACAATCCTCGCTTTTTACCATTGTTTAATAAATGACGAATCATCATGTAAATAATAAGCGACTTTCCACTTGCAGTGGGCGACAATAGCACAGTTCGTTTTTTCGTAAGACCTACGCTCGACGCAAGATACTGATAGTCTCTTGGCTCTATAGTAAGCGACAATGCGCTTGCGAAATTTTTTGTATCGATTGGATAAACTGTCTCTTCTTCGTCAGTAATCTCAAGAGTGTAATTATTGTTTTTGCAAAATGTTTTTACATATCCAACTAAACCTGCATACAATTGTTTAGTTTTTAAATTTAATAAACGAATCTTACCATCCCAGTGACGATTACGAAACGCTGGACTAAACTGATACCCAGGAGTTGAGAACGTAAAAAATTCTGACATCTCCTGCAAAATACCGTCTTCGGCATTTATCTGAATGTATATATTGTTTACATGTTGAATCTGTACATCACACATCAACGCGAACCCTGTATAAACTTTTCCCAGTCCATAAATGCGCGCAGTTGATATGTTCTTGCATTAAGTTCTTTCATCACATTTTCACAATACTTGGCTGTTTCTTCATGATAAGATTTTTTACGTTTAATTTTATTTAAATCGTCATCACCATCAATATAGACGCTAATATCCGACTTGAGAACAAATCTAAATGGTTCCCATCCTAATTTTTGTAAATCATCTTTATCTAACTTACCAGTGTAATACTCCCACTTGAGTTTTTTAATCTTATCAAACTCAAGAGCGCATTTACGTGCTGATAAGGTATGCAGCGACAAGTATTTGTTATACTTGTTATGCAATATTGGAATACGAAGAATTTCTTTACCTGGTTCAGTGGAATCGACATTGCTGTCTTTTTCCCATTGACGCATTATTTCATCAAGTGGTGGTGTTTCCATAAATTATCATACAAAGTTATAGAACACATAATATACTATATTTTTAGATTAATAGCAAATCATAACAATAGTTTGACTATTTTGATATGATTCGATATAATAGACTATGTCGAATATGAATGTACTATTTTATATTCTTTCATAGTTAAAGTATGAAAATCTAAACGTAGCATCAGCAGTTATGATGTTTTCAGCACTATCGCCAGCAGAAAAAGAAAGCGATCCTACGTTTGTAGGAAACACATCAACAAATTTAACTCTAAAATTTGGATTGTTTTTATTTGTAAAGATTGTTAATATCGCATCAGTGTAGACTGGTGGTCGTACGCTTGCAGCGCGAATATTCGCGCCTGGATTTGTTCTTGCGAGATTTACATATTCTTCAAATTTTGTAGGGAAAGTTGCACCACGAATCCAATCATGAAGTTCGGTCCACGCTCGTAAATCTTCATCAACTAAAAAAGTAATGTTAAACGTATCATAAATTGCTTTTTCTCCTGGTAGGTATAGTTCTACGAATGGAGTTGGCATTGGAATTTCAGTTAATGAGATTCCTGGTAAATTTGCACTATTACAGAAATATGTAACACCTGGTAATCTTGAAAAAGTTACACGAAATTTAGTGCTTTGTAATAAATCTGTATTGATTGGATTTCGATTTAATACTGTCATTTAAAATCCTCGAACGATACAAATATTTAGTGAATAAAAAAGGGGGAGCATTTCTGCTCCCCCCAGTTCACTTTGCCTTATTATTATTATAAGATTGGCAAACTATTATTGATTGATGTTCAACACTTGGAACTTGCGATAGTAGACGTTTGTATTCGTCGTAAGCGCACCTGCCAATGCTGCAGAACTTCCATCCGCGAATGGATTTGAGACCATGCCGTAGCGAGTCTTGAATCCAACCTTCGGTTGATAGTTATCTGGATCAATTGCACGCACCATCTGCAACGGAACGTATGGGCAGTAGAACAAGCCAGCGTCATATGGCGACGATCCCTTGTATCCAACTACGACATAATCAGATCCTGTCACAGAGAATGGATCAACATAAACTTTGATGCGTCCGAACAGTGTACCCGCGAAGGTATTACCTGTATCGTCGACAGCTAAGTTCGTGTTGTTCGACAGTGCCGAATTGTAATCGAGCAGACCAGTCATTGCGAGAGCTGATGCAACATCCGTCGAGAGGATAAGCATGTTGCCCTTGCCGCGACGAGTATCTTTTGCAATCTTATTGCTTGCGCGTTCGATTGCGAATAAGAGGCTCTTATACTTCTCAACCTGCCAGCGACCTGACGTATCACTGTTGCTAGATAAGTTGAAAGTTGCAGAAGATGCACCAACAACACCTACCACACCTGTCGCGTAGACTGTACGAACAACTTCACGATTGATTTCAGCAAGGATTTCTGTCGAGAGGATATTTGTAAGTTCCGTCTCAGCGTCAAGACCATGAATTGCCTTGAGATCCTGTGCTAATTCCATCGTGTAAGATGCTTGCAGACCACGTGTCTTAGCAGTGACAGACACACGCTCAATCGAGAACGCCATGTTTGCCATGTTAAGTGTTTCAGCAGTTGCTGTGCTCAGACCTGTACCAGTGTTTGCTGTTGTCATTGCAGCAACATTTTGGCTGAGCGACACGATTGCGTTGGCAACTGTACCGTTTCCATTTGTTCCTGCGAACACTGTGTTTGCTTCGTCATAAAATGCTTCCGCGCCATTCGGTGCCGAATAACGTGTGCGCATCGCAAAGATAAGTCCTGTCGGACCTGTCATTGGCTGCACGCCACAGATATCATAAGCCATAAGGTTTGGAAGAGCGCGACGCACCAATCCGATCAGAATTGGGTCGAAGCCTTGAAGATTGCCTGAAGATGGCGATGTTGGAGCAACGTTGACTGGTGTTGCTTCAAACAAACGACCCATATTTGCGGCTTCTTCTTGAATGGCTCGCTCTTGGTTCTCGAGAACTAGGGCAGTAACAGCGCGTCTGTATGGATCGCTGATCTTTGGGAGTTCTGGGTGATCAAGAACAGGAGCCCACTTCTTTGCATGTGTTTCATTTAAATACATGTTAGATTTCTCCGTTCAAGTTAAAAATATCACTTTGGTAGTGATTTCGAGATTGCTTTAACATAACGATCCATATATGCAGGTGTTGCTACTTCGGGTTGTTCTGTTGACGTCTCATCAGACACCTTTACCTCACTCACAATTTTCTTTGTTGGGAAGTAGTTCTCGCGAATAACTGCGAGTTTATTATTAAAATCACCCTCTGTGGTGAACTCCACGCTCTCTGCGAGCGATTTCATTTTGCTGACTTGTACTTCGGTTAGACCTTCACAAATCTTGCGAATTGCTTCGTTTTTCTTTGCTTCGTTAAGTTCTTTCGAGAGAGCAGCGAATTGCTCTTCACGAGCAGCTGTTGCTTCTTCCATCTCAACGACTTTAGCAGCAAGTGTTTCAGCCACTTCGAGCTTCTCTTCTGGAAGATCGATATAGTGTTCCGCGAAGAGATTCTTTAAACCGTTGATAAATTCATCGGTCAACTCTGAGCGTAATCCTGATTCAATTGCTACTTGATTGTTTTCCATCCATTGCTCAACAACATAGTTAAGATAATCGTCAACTTGTGTCGCGAGCTCGTTTTTAATTTCATCAACAACTTCTTCCATAATGGAATCGTTTTCGTTAATGACTTCTTCAACAATTTTCTCAACGCGCGACTGTACCGCTGCTTCAAAAATCGTTGTTGCTTTTGTACGGAATTCTTCAGATAATGATTCGCCATTGAAAAGAGCGTCGACATCTTCAGCCATCGAACCCTTATGTTTGGCAATCATATCCATTTTCATCTTTTTCTTTGCTTCTGCCAGTTCTTCCTCTGAGAATTCAACGACTTCTTCTTCTTCCGATGCATCCTCAGCAACAACTTCAGCTGTTTCTTCAGCTTGAACTTCTTCCATTGCGTCTGTTTTAGCGGATTTAGCGTCACCCTTCGGTTCTGGCTTCGGCGCTACGCCAACGCTGGCTGCAGCCTTTTTGCCGACTTCACCACCAGCTGGATCAGCTGATGTTGCTCCACCGAGATCTTCCTCTTCGCCTGGCAATTTTTTTGCTGGATCCTTCGCCGCAGATGCAAGCGATGATTTAAGGATTTCAGCAGCAGATTCTGATAATGTCTTACTCATTGGTTTAAACTCCTAAAGAAGTAAATATATTTATAAAATTTAAAGTTTTGACACGAAGTTTGAAAAGATCTTCAATGCAACTTCATCTAATTGCTTTTGCCGAGCATTTTTAATTTCTTCATAGTAACGATTAATATCAATTTCTTTGACTTTACCGTTATCCCATACCCACTCTTTACCTTCCATAATGCCCTGTACAAAAGCGCCTGGAGCGGATGGATCCGCCACGATATCTGCCGCTGTGGCTAGATAATAATCGTCTTGTACCACGTTAACACCATTGATCTCTTTAAGAGATCCCATGCCACGTGAAGAAACACCAAGAGTTGCACCACCGTCCATAAGAGACTTGGCGATTTTACCCATTGGTGTTTCGAGAATTTTTGCTTTACCGACCCATTGATTACCCTCTTGTTTTAACGAGGTAATTAGATGTGATACGCGATCGAGATTAATTGTTGGAGAATCTGGATGACCTAATTCACCAAACGCACGATTCTTAGAAACATACTCCTCATTATAACGATCAACTTCTTTCGCAAGAGTATCAGTTTTATACATACGACCATTTTTATTTTTTGTTTCGGCAACTAAAAATGGACCTTGAATGTAAAGTGTTTTCACGCCGTTTTTCTCTTCGACGATCATCTTTACTTCTTCAACTGTTTCGGTAATTAATTTCATCTATTTTAACCCTAATGACTGCCTACGACGCATTGATCTTCTTCTTTTAATTAACGCGCGAGCTTTTTTTGCCTTACGTTTAATTTTTGCTTTCCGTTGCGAGATACGACGCTTGAGTCTCTCTGCAGAGGTCATGCGTGTAACTCTTCCACCACGAATTGTATAACCTTTAACAGCAGAAAATTTCTTTCTACGCTGTACTGTCGGTTTACCACCAATAGTTCGAACACGCGCACGAATAATTTTTGTACGCCCCATTCGAATTACATTACGATTTCGTTTTACTGCTTCAATAATTACTTCTTTAATAACTTTTAAAATACTTATCATTTATTTATTTGCCGCCAATAGTGAACTGTACTCGATTTAGCGCAAAATGAGCGGCTTTCTCAAAACCTTTCGGAGTTGTAAGCATGTCAGCAAATTTCTTTTTATTCTCGTCATTAAGTGCGCCATGCACCATATGAATGGCTTTTGCTGCACCGTGACTGACTTTTAATTTGCTACCATCAGCAAATTTAAAATGTTTTGATGCAGATGTTACACCATCACCTTTTTGTGCGAATGCAGAAACTTGATCTAAGTTTTCCATAATTTCTTCTTCAGAAACGCCAACAAGTTCTTTTTCTGGACCTGCAGCCTCATATGGAATTGTAAATGATAAACCTAATTTTTCATTGTTATACAATGCTACACGCTTACCATCAGGAAAAATACGAATTCCTCTACGCTTTAAAACTAACATCATAGGAGGATCAATAATTGTCGACTCGCTAATATAATCGTCTCGCGAAATTTCATATCCATTTTGAATATTGCGACGAACTGCAGTTACAGATTGTTGTGACGCTAATGCAGCTGCAGCAGTTCCTTGATAATATCGATTTAAAACATCCCGTTGATTCCTTGGAAGTTTTGCGACATCACCAACTTTAGATTGTCGTGCGAGTGCAACTTTAAGTGCAGGAAGTTCACTGGCTTTCATTAAGCCAGCACGAACTAACTGAGCAATGCGCTGTGCGTTAGTTCTAGTTTGTCTCTGTTGGCTCTGCTGTTGCTGGGATGGCGTCGGCATCTGCTGATCCATCTGTTCCATCAACTTCGAGCGTAGTGTCTGTAACTTCATCTGTTCCTTCTGTATCTAATAAATTCGATGCGATTTCTACTTTTTTAATTTCTAATGCATCTGTAACTTTAGCAGCCATGGCATTATCGAATGCTGCTACTAAAGCCTCTCTATCACCTGCGATTGCCAAATTTACTAATTCTACGGTATCCATAATGTCTCCAATTATTTAGCCAATTGTAATTTAAATACTGAATTAATGTCATTATTCTGAGGCGCTGATTCTGTAGAACTAATCGGAGTAACATTGCTCAGATTAGATTCATTCTCAGCAATTTCTGGTTGCTCTGATTTTTCTTGCTCAATTTGTTGTAAGACTTCTTGAGTTTCTTCTTCATTCATATTTAAAACGTGCCTACGAATCCAACTCTTCGAGAAATATGTTCCCACATATGGATCGATTTGTGTCATAATTTGTAATCTTGACGCGAGTAGTTCTGTATTCTTAAGTTCAGCGAAATTATTATCTTTTAAAAAGTCATAGTGAATTTTTTGTTTTAATTCGTTCCATTCATCAACAGAACAAATACCTTTAAGTGCTAATTGACGCTCCATTAATTCATCGAACATTAATGTAAATTTAGCTCGAAGTCGATCAATAAACTTCATAAATTTTAATTCATCGCGAGTAATTTCTGTTGCGCGACCTAAACTAAATCCTGTTTGTGACTCAAGTCTTGACACGGGAACATTTAATGATTTGTATAGTTTTTGTTCAAAGTAACGCACATCTGACAACTCACCAAGATTTTGACCAGCAGGAAGTGTCGTAATTTCTGTTGACTTTCCTTCACCACGACGAGGAATCCAAAAATCCTCCATCATTGACATAAATTTACGATCGTCTTTGACTTCGCCAGTTGCTGAATCATAAACAACTTTATTGCGAAATTTTGTCATAATGTCGCGAAGATATTGTTCTGACTTTATTTTAGGCATATTACCAACGTCGATATAAAATACACGACGTTCTGGTGCACGAGAAATACGATAGATAACAATCGCATCCTCAACCATTCTTAATTGATTTAGTGGTTTAATTGCTTTATGAAGATATGATAAAACCATACTTCGTTTCGGATCCATTAATCCCGAATTTACATTTACAACTGCATCAGCAGCAATTTTTACACCTGCATCTGATGGTGAAGAAACAAATGTTTGACCTGTTTGTGTTGCTTTTTCATTGTAAATATAAAAATCTCTAGATCCTGTTATAACTTCAATTCCTGTGCGAGGATCTTTTTTCTTATCGAGAATGCGAACTTTCTTCACTTTACGTGGATCTAAATAAATTAATTCGCGAATACCAATTTTAGGTTGTTTCTCATCAATTAATACTTGATAATACAGTCGACCATCAATATACCAACGACGAAATAAATCGTTACCATTGTTCGAGAAATCGAGTAAACGCAAAATCTCATAAAATTCTGCACGAATCATATCTTTAATATTATCAGGTTGATCTAAATCATCAAGAATAATTGTAATTGATTTTCCTTTCTCATCATGAATAATTGCTTCGTTGACAATATCATCAATTGCTGATTCGAGTTCTGGCTGCATTGCCATCTCACGATATCGCGTGATAAGATCATTTTCTGTTTTAAACGAGGAATCTAAATCTAGATAAGTACCGAAATATCCACCAGAGGCAATTGTCACTGCACCATCATCAGTTGTCGGTGCAGTGACTGCTGGTTGTAAATCTTCTGTCGGTTTTCCTCGGACTATTTGAAATCCGAATAAATTAATTCCTGCCATAAATTAACTCCATGATAAAATAATGATCATGATGATCAAAAAACGCTTTCGGCAGCAGCTTCCCACCATTGATATGCAAAGGTCACTGAATATTCTTCGATAGCATCATTATTACCCCAATCAAGATCGATTGGTGCAATATCATTCGGGAACATACCAATAAATTTGTATTGTTTGATTATCTTACCTGTCTTACCATAGTGTTTCACGAAGGCATCAGTGCCATAAGAAATCGGTGTTGATGCTGAAGCAGAGCGAGTGTTAAATCTATGTGCATTAATTCCATTCATCCAACGTTCGAATGCATTGCGAACGATAAAATCTTCATCATTTAATAATGTTACTGTCCAATCTGCAAAGGTACGATTTCCAGCAAACTTTACTTCACGACCGAAGTATTGAACTGGAACAATTCCTACTGTTGATCCTGGAATTTGTGCAGTCTTACATAAAAAACGCAATTTTCTCGCAGCATTTCCTGGTAAAGAAAAGGCGGGAAAATTCATCTCAACTTCGAAGAGATTAGCGCGAGCGCCATCGAATTGCATTTGAGAACGAAATTCAGATACATTAAAAGCCATTGTATTCTCCTGACTTTATTCTATTCTATTTATTAGAAGCGACCAACGATTTCGTCAAACGCTACACCACTTCGAACAGCGACAAAGTTCAATTGAATGAAGTTTACGCTTCTTGCTGGTTTAACATAGATATCGCCTATGAACTCATTGCGGTCGATAACTCCTGCTGTATTATTGCTTTCATCGCAAACAACACGGAAGTCAAAGATACCACGACGACCTTGCACATCTCTTAAGAATGGCTCTACAAGTGCTACGAACTGCGCTCTTGTAAATTCATCATTATACTCAAAGAGACTTGATCTTGCAGCGATAGAAATCGCCTTTTCCAAGACGATAAACAATCGACGAACATTAATACGATCGAATGCACTCGGGCGTCCTTGTAAAGTTTTATCTCCAAAGAGAACTGTTCCTTCTCCTGGGAATGAGACAATCGGATTTACACCACCCTTGTACAGTGTATCACGTTCTGCTTGCGTTGGATTTAATCCAAGTTTTACAAGATTTCGAATTTGACCACGATTTAAGCCAGCTGGCGAGAACCACGGATCGCGCTGCAGATCTGTTCGAACACAGAGACCAGCAACATCAGCATTACCTGGAATCCAACGATAAACATCATTGTATTTGTCATACTGATACTTCCAACCCGAATCCATTACACCATAAGAGGTGCTAGTCAATGCATTGCGATAATTAACGATCGCAGTTGCAGAGGCTTGCGCACCAACAACATTTGCATATGCGGGTGATACGAATGCAACACAATCTTTACGAGCTGTTGCAACGGATAAGTATTCATTTGCAACTGTTACGGTGTTTATCGATGCGTTTGCACCAGCGCCGCAATCTCCAGCAAAGAGCAATGAGACGTCAACTTTTTCTGTATTATTAAACAACCCAATTCCTGTTGTTATAGCTGATTGAGTTACTATTCCATCTGCTCCATTTTGAAGCGAGAATGAGGAAACAGCTGCAGGTTCAAAAAATTTACCATCTCCACTATTTTTAACAGCAGTAATCGTTTGACCATATGTATTCGCAACATTGGATCCATGCGGATGTCCAAAACAGTAAATCCACTGAGAGTTTCGATATAAAACTTCTTTATAGTAAATCGATGATCCATCGTCACCGCGAGCATCTGTTGCTTTAGATAAGTTCGAATAACGCTCAAGAACAGTATTCGCTACTCCAGAAATTAATCCATCTTGATCAACGACAACAATATGTAATTCGTCTTTAACATTTGGCGCTGAGTGCGTTACCGTAGCGTAATTGGATGTATTCGGTGCCTCGTCAAACAACGGTGCATACATCCATCCTGTAAACGCAGATTCTTTAGCGCATACTTCAACTTTTAACGAATTTCCTAATTCTCCAGGATAACGTGCTACAAATTGCACAGATCCGTTAGATGATCCATAGTGCGTATTAAAGTAATCTTCATCATTCGCGATTGTTACGAAAGCATCTGGTCTTGCGATACCAGTGTTCGCGAAGAGAGTAGCGTCTGAAATTGCTGCAGCAACAGAGAATCCAACATTTGAATTTACAGTAAACGTATTCGCATCAGTTACAGCGGCAACTGTTCTTAAAACACCATTAATCGTAACCGAGTCTCCGCTTGTTAACAATGTAAATTTATTATTTTGTGGATTAGTTGTATTTGCAGTGACTGTAGTAGAGTGTTGTGCCACATTTACTGTAACAACACCGCTGAAACTTGGTACATTTGTTCCGCTTGCGTTTACAGTGTTTGCAAGTGCATTGTTTGCAGCTGTCAATCCTGCTGTTGAATTAATTGCACGAACTACACGAAGATCATTTCCATATGCGAGGAAGTTAGTTGCTGAGAGAAAAGATTCTGCAGTGGTTGAATTTGGCGCAAAAAATCTTTGAAGTAAGTCAGATTCACTCGATACTTGCACAATTGTATTTGCTGGACCCCAACGAAACACACCAACTGTCGCACCAGTCGAAGTTCCGACGGATGGAACTGATGTTGTCAGATCGATTTCAGAAGTATTAACTCCTGGAGAAACTAAAAATGCCATGGTTTTACTCCTGTTTGGGAGAAATAGTAATTACGGTTTATTTAGTAAATTGAGGTTTTTAATGATTTACGATCTTCCAAACCGCTCCATTTGAGATAAAATCATAATCTGGATTGTCCATATCTACATGACCAGCCATGGGCATTGGCAAAGAATCTTCCTCAATCTGTTTCATTTGTTCTTGATACAATCGCTCCTTTAAATTTGTATTCGTCAAATCAGCAAAAAATGATTGATTTGACATCCAAGAGAAGAGAACAAGACACATTACGAGATCATCATGCCCACCCTCTTCAGCTTCGAAGCTGGATCCCTTGGCAATAAAAGTTGACAACTCAGCAATCGTATCAAAATCTTGAATGATTAGTTTATTTTGTTCAATTAAATTCTTTAGAATAGAACAGCCGAGTCGCTTTACCGATTTGGTGGTTCTAATTCCACGATTCGATTTATTACCATAACCCCATGTCAGTGCAATCTTTGATTTAATTTCAATCGTTGATAAAATATTTTCATACTCATAATCTTCAAATAAACTATCTACAACCTGTTGTCCATTGTCATTTATTTCGACTAAGGCATATGCTTGATTGTAGTAGTCGCCCATCTTCTTCAGAATCGATGGATAAACAAGTGGGCTTATATTATTATCCTTATAAGAGGCGACAACTTTATACGGAATTGTACAGTCGATTACTACACATGCAGAATAATCTAATCCCTTACCACGAGAAGTGTCAGCAACAATTGTATAAACATGCCCCTGTTTCGGTTGTTCATAAATTTTAATTCCATTGTCAGAGGTGTGCACAGGTTTTACAAACGCTAATGATTTTAATGAGGCAGAGGATAGAAGCGTTCCTGCAGATCCCATAAACTCGCATTCCATTTCCTGAAGGAATTTTTCATCACCCAGAACTCTGCGTTGCTCATCTGCCCATTTTTGATCACGACCTGGAACTTCACGCCAATCAGCCTCAATGTGTTTAAATCCATTTAAACCCTCAGTCGCCTCAGTCCACATGCGATAATAGTGATTCATTCCACATGGTGTAGATGAAATTAAAACCTTAGAGGTTTCACCAGAGGATATGGTTGGATAAACAGAGGTAAAAAATTCTTCAGCAATATTACTTGGTACGAATGCAAACTCATCGAGATATAATAACGAAATAGAATAACCACGAATCGCGCTCGAGGCAGTCGAGGTTGCCATTACACGACAGTTATTCTCAAGTTCAATGTCGCCCTTGTTCCATGTTTTTACACCTTGTTGTAACCACAATGGCAGCGCCTCATACGCCACCTTAATGCGATTTAAAATTTCTCTTGCTGTAGGAGCTTTGTTTGCTAGAATTGCGACAAATTTATCTTGATTAAATAAAATATACCAGAGAATGTATCCAACAACCATCGTCGTTTTACCAACCTGACGACCTGCTTTTACAATTACACGGCGATTATTGTCAATATCATTAATTGCTCGATGCTGAAACGGATAAAGTTTAATTTGCACAAATCCTTTATCAAGCGTAATAATTCGAACATAGTTTTCGATAAAATAAATTGAATCTTTTGAACACTTAATAAACTCACGAACTTGATGCTCTGTAAGTTGCAGCTGTGTGTTAATGCGCTTTAATTTAGGATTTCCAAGATAATTTTTAATTCTACTCAGCTGATTCATTTTTAAGTTTCTTTAATAAATCGGTAGTAGATCCAACAAACACTGCTTTATCTACTGTAATATTTGTTGGTGATAATTCTTTTGGTTGTAAATCGTGCTGCTGTTTTTGAAGAATCATAAGTTTCTCTGTTACATCAGAGAGATTTTTTATCATATTTGCAGCAACTTCATATGCGCGAGGATGATTGGATTCTTTCGCAACTTCAAGAATACCATCTAATGCTTCGTTGCCTTTTTCAATTAAATTATAATAATTTGAACGCGAGTAATCTGCATCTGGATTTTCTGTGTGTGATTGATGAACTGTTATAGGCTTGTCGTCTTTTACAACAGGAATATAATCAGTATTTAATATGTCACTTAGTTTATTATCAATTTCACTCATGTAATATTTGGATATTCTTCAATAGTTTCTGTAAATCCGAAATCAGAATTCGCATTCGCTGTTGATGGATTTGGTATCACAGTTATATTTACTAATTGATTGTCATTAATATCAAAAGTATTAATTGTATATGCAGTATTTGTAACTGCTCCTGTAAGTTTGTTACCTGTTAACAATACACCAGTAACATCTGTGATAATAATTTGATTCGCAACATTATTCCAAGATTTAACGAAACCCGAGGCATTTGCGGCGCTCGCTGTTTTTCCTTCGTATACAAGTTCACCAACTTTATAATTTCCCGAACCAGAACTTAAATTAATTTTTCTTTCACCTGTTTGTAAAACAGTAGAATCTAGTGTATTTGCGGTTACTTTTCGAATTAGTTTTCTATTTTCGATTGGACCATACAAATATGCTTTTACAGTAAATCCTAATGTCCAAATTAATGTGCGTAATTCCTCAGAATTTCCAATTTGTCCAGAGTTTTGATAATCAATCGATTCTAGAACGATTGGCACATCAATTTTTTCTCCAACACCATCAGTCAAATTAATTGTAAGAGTGTAATCTGGCGTAAAATATGGCAAAATTTGTTCAATAATTTGTGTACCATCTTCAGTGTTACGAACATATATGTTTAATTGAAATGCATAGTTATATGGCGCCACGTATGAAGATTTAACAATTGAGTTATTGCTAGAAGTATACGAATTATTAAATATAGATTTAGTTCGAAGCGGATCATATGTTATAGAAATTAATTCAAATGACATACGTGGTAATGTAATTTGAACTCTTTTATCTAAATTAGGATCTTGTTCTATGCGTTGAAAGAATTTTTCCTTTGCCATATATGACAATGGTACTGTGATTCGTTCAATTTCTGTTGTTCCTGTGTTATCATATCGAGTTAATCGTAAATTGTTAAACAATGTTCCAAATGAAACAACAAGTTTACGAGTTATTCTGTGATAAAAGTATTTTTCTGATAACATTAATCGTCACTCGATCCGAATGGATTTGCTTCTGACCAATCTACAATATTATCTGCCTCTGTTTCAATGCGAACATTATCATCAAAGGTTTCATTTGCATTTTCCATAAGATTTACAGAGGCTAATGTCCATGTTGCGCCAGATGTATTGCCGATAATGTTTACATTCGATGCGAATACTCCTTTAATATTTCGAAGTTTTAATATTCGATTTGGTTTGTTCCAATCAGCAACGAATGCTTTTGCTGTTGCAGCATTGAGTGATGCACCCTGATATACAATTTCCATATCGTCGAACGTTCCTGATCCATCAACATTTAATGTATATTCAACAGAAACTGCTTCCCTATCAGCAATTTCATCGATCTCAGGAACGCCAGTATTTAACAATTCACCATTGTATCTAAACGCCTCGACACTTAACACATACATATATGGCGCTGATTTACCTGCCTGAAAAAAGTTTTTTTCTTCTTCAACAAATTTAATTTCTAATAATTTTTGTTGAACAGGAAGATAAATTAAATCGCCCTCTTTTGGAAGATTGCGAATATTTACACCAATATTTTTTTCGAACGTTCTTCGAGCAACTGCAACTCTCGCAGATTTTTGAATTTCTAAACCAAATTTAGAAAAGAATTCTCGATTACCTTCAAAATCATTAAACGTCTCAAGATACATATCAATCTTAAATGCTAATTCGTATGATTTAACAGGATCATCGCCATAGAGTTGATCGATTGATGATCTAGATTTACGCGGAAGATAATAGATATCAATTCCATGATTTTTAATCGATTCAATAATTAAATCTTCGATTAAAAACTGTTCTCTTGTTGCACCCTGATTATTAAAATACACAGAAACTGCCATAAAATTATCCAACTTGCATTTGAGGTGGTAATTCGTACTCGTCGCGTAATCGTTCGTTTAAGCGGTCAATTTCTTGAATTGCGTCATTATAAATTTTATCACCATTTACAACAAGTCCACCAGGAAGCGTGTAATTTGTATACTTATTTAAGTTATTGCCCCACTGCATTTTAAACAATGCTGTAGTGTAAGATTTTACCCAAGTATCATTGTAAACTTTCGCATATGTATCTGGATTAACAATTTGTGTTGCTTGAAAAACAACATAATCATTAACAGCAAGACGACCAGCAAAATCGAGAAATAAAGTTACTTTGTTTAATTTCTTATTAAAGGAGAATGGAATTTCCCCTGTAACAATTAAATCGAGCATTGCCAAATGCTCGCGCGCAATTACATAGTATGTATAGGAACTTGATAAAAGATTATAAAAATCGTTTAATCGCAGCTGATAGTTAATATCAAAGATATTGAATCCTTGTGAACTGGATGAACTAATTGATCCAGAACTAATTGGTAAAATTCGACTTATACCAACAATATTATCTGAAAGTTGTATGTAAGTGTTCGAAACGTCACCAGCTGTAATCTGATGCGCTAGGTATACTTCTTCTGTACCGTCGTAGTGATAGTCGCGAAACTTTTGTAATGCATCATCGATACGATCCTCTAATTGATCGTCGTCGACGTTAATATCAATTACAGGGAAACCGAGTTTGCGTAAAGCGTAGTCTTTTAACTGTTCTCGAGTAGCTGGTGATGACATTTAACATTCCTAAAAATGAAGAGTTTTCATTATTTAGGTATTTCAAAAGTCGAGATTATTGCGTTATCGATTAGTTAACAAGTTCGCCTTCAACTGGCGCTGGTCCTTGTTTGTTTAATTGATTTACCGCTTGATTGCGAATTTTATCAATTAAATTCATTGAGACTCTAGCAGGAAGTTCGCCAAGACCAGCAAGAAGTACATTTGCTTCATTTAATGTGACCTGCAATGAAACAATTTGTTCTTGTTGAGCTTGTGCTTGTGCCTGTTGCGCTTGCTGTGTATCTGTACCATTCATTATTTCTTCTCCTAAAACATATTAAGTGCAAAAAATATTATATATTATCTCAACTCAAAAATCAAGTATTTGCTGTGGTGGCTGGTGCCACGTTTGCGGTATTCGCAGGAGCAGGAGCCCATGGCATTGCAGAAACATCGACAATCGGATTTTTCTTTCCATTAATTTGCTTTTGAATTTGTTCTTTTACATGATCCCAATACCCACCAGTTACGACAGGTTTAATCCACGAAAGAACAGTTTCTTCAGTAAGTTGTGAAAAGTTTACAAATGAATCGACATTTACATCTGAAGCCTTAAATGGAGTGGCACCACTAAAAGTACCCTCATTCCCATCTTCATCTGTACCTTTGCAGTTCCATTGTGTTCCGATTACAACGTCTGAAAGACCTTCTGTGCTTGTCTTTTTAAGACCTGTAACTTTCCAAGTGTATGTAATTGCCATTGTAAATTTCCTCTGAGAAATTATATTTAGTCTTTATTATATATCATTTTCTTAAGTTCGTCAATCTGCTTCTGTTGTTCTTTAATTGCTTCGATCAAGAGACCAACCATATTACCATAAGCAACCATTTTCATACCGTCTTCATCTGTTTGTACCGCTTCAGGTAAAACTTTTTCAACCTCTTGTGCAATAACACCAGTATGCCTTGCGTTTTTATCTGCATGATCTTTTCTAGAATATGTTACACCACGAATTTGTTTTATTTTTTCAAGAGGATTTCGAATTTCTGATATATTATCTTTTAATCGAATATCAGAATATGCAGTAATATTACCTGTCATTACAAGATCATTACCATAAATGTATCCTGAGCCAGCGAGATTTCCGCTATAAGCATTAACATAATCACTATATGCTTGATATGCTGTTGTACTGTGAAATACGATACGACCAGTGGCAGCAATTCTAATACGATCGTGAATCGTTGAAGTATCTGGGTCATTACCTTTAAAAATTAATAATTCAGATTGGTCAGTTGCTCCCCATAACCTTTCAACAATTGCAGCATGATTGTATGATCCTGGATTATCACCATTTACGCCATAAAAATAAATGCCATTTCCTGTGGTAGTTGCTTCTGCGGCAGAAATTTGAATACCACCAATTCTCGAAGTGCTAGCAGGATCAACATAATACCCAGTATCATTGCTGTCGTAGAAGATTGGTGCTCGGAATGACCCAAATGCATATGCAATTTTATTAGATCCATCTAATCCAAATGTATCATATGGACCAAACGTAACACCTCCCACATATTCATGTGGATTTGTAAAGATAGCATCTCTCCATCCAAAACGAAGGTATTGGCTACCAGTCCAATTACCCTGATTGATAACGAATTTTCTATAATCTGCACTATTGGCAGGATTTACTGCAGTGAAGGAAATAGTACTTCCATGATTAGCATTGTTTTGCTGAGATGCAATAACAAGGTCACTATAATAAGAACTAAGAACAAGTTGTGATCTACCATCAGCATTGCTTGTACCCTCCAATCCAGTAAAGTGATTTCTATTTTTTACTAAGGATACTCTGTCATTGAATTGTGTATAGTAGAGATTTGATGTACTATTTGGATCTACATAATAACTAGTATCATTGCTGTCATAGAAGATTGGAGCACGAAATGAACCAAGTTCTGCAGTATGGTCACTATATGTGTACATTCTAGCTGTATTACTATATAATACTCTAAACCCTGGATTTGAACTACCACCATCTACAGTAATAGAATTTATTTCTACAAAACCACCTCTAATTAAAATAGTGTCATCTGCATCATTTTCAGTTCTAATAACCAATCTAGAAGTTTCACCACTAACACCATTTGTAGCAGTTTCATAATAAATTTGAGCGCCATCTGAGGGATAGTTTACTCCACTCCTAAAATCAATACAAGCAGCACCATATGTACTATCGGGTAATAGCACTAAGTTAGCCAATGATCTTCCATAGCTTGCTCTTCCTGTTGATACATTACACGCTAAAGTTAAACCTCCTAAGTTAGATGTACTATTAGGGTCTAAATAATATGCAGTATT